GCGGTTTGATCATTCTGATTTCCCGCTCCCCTCCTTCATCTGAATCATCTTCGCTGTAGACGGCATAGGTGTAACCTTCACGATCAAGAGTGTCGCAGTGATGCCGGTACTCAACATAGGCTTCTATCAACAACTCCAGCGCTTTAGCATCCAGCGTGGTCAACACGCCGACGGCATCAAGTTCCTCACCAATCCGTTTGAACCAGTACTTACCCTGTTTATCGAAATGTTTCGGTATTGGGGGGACCCCTGACGGGGGTTTTGGCTCGTTCTTATTGATCGGGCGCTTGGATGGGTTCCCCTTCACTAAAGCCAGATGTGTCGGGGTTTTCGGTGGTCCTGGCATAATCGAAAACTCCTATTAATCATTGGATGGGGGACCCCAAAAAAAAGTTTTCTAACCTGCGGCGGTGTGAAAAAAGGTTAGGCGGCGGTCCTTTGAGCCTTCGCCGTCAGGGATTTGACCCCGCCCTCCCATCTGCCTCATCTCAAATGAGAATCGATATCATTTGATGCGTTCGCGCCCGGTTTTCGTTCGATGGCAGGGCCAGCACAGGCTTTCGAGGTTCGAATCGTCATCGGTACCCCCATGAGCCTTGGCCTTGATGTGGTCAACCGTCTTTGCTGCGACAGCTCGCCCGCTGCGAAGGCAGTTCTGACATAAGTGATTATCACGCTTAAGGATGCAGGCTCGTATGACGTCCCATTTGCTACCATAGCCACGCTCATGCCTGCTCTTACCCTGCTGATGCTGCTGCCAACCTTCATTGCGGTGCTTCTCGCAGTAGCCTGAGCGGTCGGTTGTTGTGCCTGAGCATCCACGCTTACGGCATGCACGGGGAATTAGTGCGGGCATCGTTTTAACTCCAAAAAAAAGCCCCGCATTTGCAGGGCTATCTATTTATGAGATCAACGGAGTAGAGATATGGCATCAATTACTTCTTGATCATCTAAGTCTCTGTCTGATGCGATATAATATTCTTCACGCCTCGCATTATTAGGGACTTGTACGACTAATATTGGCAAATCTGTAACCGCACCATCTGGATATTGTAGGCGAATCTCCCTGAGGTGAAGACCGACAGTAACCGTATATGGTTCTGCTCCATTGAAAAAGACAATAACTTTTCTCATCATAATGTTGGCCCTGATTCCAGTTTTAACCAGGTGACATTATCACAGGCACTCTGTGAATGCCTGCTGTAATGCCTTAACTGGCCTGCTCAGCCGCGGTATCAAACAGCGCCAGCGCTTCGGTCGATTCCTGAACTGCTTTGATGGTCCGCGCCACCACTTCGGATTCAGTTGTCACGCGGCTGTACTGCTGGATGAACAGCTGATATTTGAGCGGGCTATCCTGAACGAACTCAATTGCCTTAGCAGCCGCTGCGGTGTCGTAGTTCAGGGTGGAAAGCAAATTCAGTCGAATCTGTTCTGCTGGTGTGATCTCTGCCATGTGTTACCTCTGTGCGATGTTGGGAGCATTATCGAAGCCACTAACAGAGTGGCTTCTGTAATATCCTCACATGGGGATGAATACTGATTTATCCCTTAGTGGGGTTAAGGTTCGGGCAGTTAGCCTGCACCGATATGTTGTGCGCCAGAATGTCGCGCTTGGTCTGCTTATCCAGCACGTCGATATCGTGGTCGGTCAGGTAGATGACCCTCACCCAGCGGCAGGCCGTATCAACGACTACCGGGGCGGGTAAACTTTTCGCGCAGCTCGCGATCAACATCGTCATCAGGCATATGACTAACGGTTTGCTGTACATCGCTTGCCTCTTTCACAACTTCCGCCTTACGTTCTGCCGCGGCGACGGTGGCGGCGGCGTTCTCTTCGGTACGCTGCTGATCGGCTTTGGCTTCTGCCTTACTGGTCCCGCGAGCATGGCCGATGCCGAACGCGCCAGCGATAGCACCCAGGATGACAACCACCAGCCCCGCGATAGCTTCGATTCCCATGATCACACCACCAGTACCGATTTTGCTTTCAGGAAGCGAGCGCGCCGGTTATTAATCCCGTTTTGTCCGCCGTTGATAATCTGCGTGATCCGGACAAGCTCACCCGGATATTTCAAGCAACCTTTTGAGACATAGAACCACGCTGCACTACGGGCAGCGTACGAGGACTGCTCCAGTAATTCTGGCTGTGCCACCAGATCAACCGTCAAACCGCTGCCGCAGTCCCTGTAATTAGAAAGTCCGGTTATTTGAATAAGTCCGCGCCCTCGATAAACCCAGCCATCAGTTGCCCTGTTGTTACCCAACCGCTTGCTATAGACAATGTTGGCGATAGCCCGCTGGCGCTCCAGAGGTAACACAGTTTCCGACTGGCTGCGCCCGAGGGAATTGGCCTGATCCTGCGTTAACCTGCCGTAACGAACAAAATCAGCAAGCCCGGCGATGCTGTAGTTGAAACTCTCCACCACCCTGTTAAACCCGAGGCTTTCATGGCCGCACTGAGCAATGAACATTGCCTGGTCGATAGCGGAAGTGATGCCAAACTCTTTCATCGCGGCTGTAATATGCGGATACCAGCGCGCAGCTAACCCGGCGCTGATACCAGCCGCCTTCTGGAATTGTGTTTGATTCATTAGTGCCTCAGTGCATCAACCAGCCGCGCTACATTGCCTCTTACGCTCAGCAGCACAACAAGGATCATGATATTGGCCGCAATGGTGGGCCATGATGAATAGGGATAGATGCCGCACAGATACGCCAACGGCACAGAGCTGTAGATCACTGTTATCAGCCATGCCAGCCGCGACACCCACTTACGATGACGTGAGTCTCTGCGGCGATAGAACATCAACGTAACAACGACACCAGCACATAACAGCGCATTGATGGTTGCAGTAGGATCATTTAGTACCACCGGAACCTCCCCGGCGCGTTATTAGCGCCACCAGCGAGCCAATATCCTGATTGTTCAGGAAAGTGAGTATTTTCACGGCCAATGCCGAAATGATTACGGCACCAATAGCATCCAGAGGCTTATCGTTATACCCGGTCAGGTCGGATAACTTAGAACCGACCAGCCCGGAGCACAGAACTCCAGCGATGTAGGACACAACGAAATATGCCATCCGTCGTGGGGCGCTCAAATCGGCCGCTGTCGCTATATAAAAGACGGAACCCGCAAATGCCCCGAACACAACACCGTAGTCTGTACCGGTTAATAGCCCGTAAACACTCGCCCCAGTTAAAGCGCCACCAGCTAAGCCTGTGCCGGTTATTGGTTCGGACATCGGTCCCCCTCAATTGCTGTGAATCCTCTCAGAACGAGGGGAAAGAATTCAGGCCGCAGGCTCATGCATTTCACGGTTAATCTGCAACTTTTAGCCAGGGCCTGAAATGAAAAAACCCCGCCAATTGGCGAGGTTCTGTAATATTTAAGTTCGTGTCTAAGTGACCACTCTTAACACATTAATATATAAAATTCGTAACGAATAGGCTTTTATGCAACTTTCTCTACTTCTCTTTTATGGGCCCAATCATCCATTTCTAATCTGGCACCACTCATAATGATGCAGGCATCAATAAACGTTTCGGCTATCATTAGCCTGTTACGTATTTTTCCCTCTGAACATTTTTCCCAGCGGGCAATAGTCGATTTAGAAACGTTATGCATGTAATGCAACATCACCAGATTTAACTCATCATCCCGGCCAGCTCGTTTAAGCATTCCTACGGCAGCGTCTACAATAAGGCCATCATTGTCACAACATGACTCGCGAGACTTTGAGGTATTTAACAGGAGGCCTTTAAAACCCGCTGCAATTGGTGACCAGTCAACCTGAGAGCCTTCACTAATAGCCCAAGTTCCCCACCGTTCGAGTACCAGTTGAATATCACGCTGCATGGTTCACCTCTTTAATCAGTCCGGTAATAATTTCGATACTGTTGTTGCATTGATTTCCCCAGCGGTCCCATCCTTTCCACTCTTCCCGAGCGAATAGTTCGATCCGTTTCACATCGCCGTATAATTGCTCCAGTCGGTTCCTTACTTCCCACGGTTTAGCGCTGTGCTCACCGAGGCAGGTGTGAACAACCTGTTTTACCGATGCGCTGGCGCGGGTTAGTCCGGTTCCCCTGGTCGCTATCAGGACATCTTCTGTATTGCTCCGGGTATGATTGCCGCCGTTCATGCGCGTCTCACGGTCCAGCATCTCAAGAAGATCATTGAAGTCCACCAGTTCCCCGGCGTTTAGTGCCTTGTTGAAGCGGTCAGCGGCGTTCTGATTCAGTTTTACCCAGGTAAAGCCTTTCATTGTTCTGACCCGGAAACCCCATGATTCCGCCAGCTCTACAGCCTCGCGATTATGTGTCCCGGTGTACCACATCGCCAGCACAGCGTTATCAGCAGCCAGAGACCAGACAGGAAGCCGTTTCAGGTCTTCAATGCTCAGTGTGCTGTAATGATTACAGGCTGCTCCATTGCTGATTCTGTTACCGTATTCCCACGGCAGATCACAGTAGATAAGATCGTAATTCATGCGGCCCTCTGCTTTTTCAGTTCGCGGGTTTTACGGCGGTATTTAGCCGCTATGTTTTCCAGGTCTTCTTTTGAGTAATGCTTCGCTTCGTGTGGGCCTTCCAGCCATTCCACCAGCGGCAATCCATACCACTCGATCAGCGTTTCTCTGTAGCGGGCATGTACAGTGGCATTCTTTGCAGCGAACCGACCCGATCCACCATTACAGGCTTTGCACTGCCGATAAGCATTCTTCTCTTCAAAGCGCAATTCAGGTCGTGCGCCTACCCCCATGAAATGACCGCAATCCCACTGGCCGCCAAAGATCATAGGTGGGTGATAAGTCCCGCATGATGGGCATGGTTTCCCCTCGTCGCGTTCACGGATAAAGGCATTAAAGGCTGACTGGGCTTTTTTGATGTAGTCGCCACGGGTAAGCAGCGCCTTTTTGCGCATCTTCAGCTTGTCCTTCTGTTCCGCCTCCAATTTTTTTTGTTTCAGCGCCCTGTTGTGCGCTATAGCACAGAGCGGGCCACAAACCTTTTGCAGGTTGCGGGCCGGAGTGAAGGTTTCACCACAGCTGGCGCACTTCTTCGGTTTGTACGTTTTCACCTTTGCAGGCGCTGGTTTCTTCACTGTTTCATCCCCCGGTGAAATACCCACTCGAATACTTCTGAGCCGTTAAGCAGCAGATCATTAAAATCACCCTGCGCAGGCCAGCGCACGGAGACACTTTCCAGATCATTCTTCGCGTGCAGATTCGCCGCAGCGCATTCAAAAGCAGCGGCATGCCCTGCCGCGTTGGCGTCAGAGTCAGCAAAAATGATGAGGTTCTTTACCCCGGCAGGAACGCGGAATTTCTTCATGAAGGCGGTATTCATCGTCGCCCAGGTGTTGCACTTCGTGATCTGGTGGCAGGCCAGAGCCGTTTCGATCCCTTCAGCAATTCCCAGCGTTGAGGATATTGGGAACATGCGAATAGCAACGGATTTGGCATACTCTAAATAGCTATCCTCCTGCAGTTTCATCATCTTCTTGGCTGCGCCGCCTGTTTGCGCCTTCTTATCACCATCAAGCAGGGTGCGGTGCAAATAACACAATTCCCCGCGGTCATCTGTCGCCAGCGCATAAATAGCCTGGAGGTTCTTTCCATCTACTGGCTGTTTATCGCAGTACTTGATGCTCTCTGCAGGGAGGGAGTTAATACCGCGCCCCTTCAGGTAGCTATCTGCACCGGTACCACGGAGAGGGATGAGTGTCGAAAACTTACGGCTGACTTTGTCACGTTGTTGTGCCAGAGATGTACGCACAGGATTTACTCTGGTGCGATCCGAGGTGTAGGTGTTCCCGATCAGCCTGTCTATTTCCGAGGCCAGAACCTTAAATTCTTTGCCAGTCTTGGCAGTCAGCAACGCCCAGCCATCGCCAGAACCACAAACGCAGATATATGATCCCGTGCCGTCTTTATCATCGCAGCGAAATTTCCCTGTACGGCCACAAAGAGGGCACTCTCCTTTGAGATGGTTTTTCCCGGTAATACCTGGGAGGCCATAGTATTTGTAAATTTCCGCCCAGCGACCAATCGCAGCTTGCTTGGTATTCATGCGGCATCTCCTTCTTTCTCTTTTCTCTTCGCAAAGGCGATCTGTTTTGATTTGATGAAATTCGTTACTTCAGGCGTGATCTGTTGCGGGGTGTGATGTAACCCCCGAGGCCATACTGAAAACTTTTGTTTGTAGGTATGCGCACACCAGCCATCACTGACCGGGCGTCCCTGCGCTGCACGGGTTCGCTGGTAAAACAGAATCTGAGACCACCAGGATTGCTTCTGCTCAGCGGTATATTTGACTTCCGCTTTGCTTACCTTTTTCAGCCCACGGGATTTATCTGTTTCCACGTCTTCACCGGCGAGCGGTTTAAAACCACATTTCGGGCAGATGTAAATCCCAGCTGGTTTGACGTAGTGGCACTGGCTGCATTCTTTCGGCAGTTTTTCCGCTTCATCGGTCTTTACGGCTCTCTGCGGCGCGTCTTCCATGCCATCAGACGATGAAGGGAGGTAGTCGTATTCAATATCGTCGGGATAGCCCAGCTTATTAACCGTGCCTGTGTGGTCGAAGATGAGGCAGTGATCTTTACCAGGGGCGGCGCGCAGGCCACGCCCCAGAATCTGAATCCAGCGCATTTCGCTTTTGGTTGGTCTGGCGAAGATAATGCAGCGGACATCACTATCAAAACCGGCTACCAGAACACCAACGTTAATGATGATTTTGGTTATGCCCTGTTCGAAGCGGCGGATCGATAGCTGTCGTTCGTCGTGCGGTGTGCTGGCCGTCATCACTTCAACCGTCACGCCAGCGCTGGCAAATTCAACCGTGACAAAATTGGCGTGAGCGACATCGACGCAAAAACAAATCGTCGGGCGGTCTTCGCCGTTCTCCAGCCAGTTTTTCACGATATCGCCTACCAGCTTGGCTTCGCTCATTACCTGGCTGAGCTGGTTTTCTTTGTAGTCGCTGCCATAGCCTGCTACGTATGACGTTTCCACTTTGGACAGGTCAGGATGCGACGGTGCATAGAACTCATATTTGCTCAATGCGCCAATGGCGATCAGTTCCTTCATCGTCGTTGGCTTAATCAGGCGCTGGTAGTAATTGCCCAGGAACTTAGCGAAAGGCGTACCGGAAAGGCCGATCACCTTCGTTGCTGTGTTGCGAGTGAGATTGTCGATAACCTCCAGCAGTTTTTTGCGCTTCAGGTGGGCTTCATCAACGATCAACAGGTCGATATTGTCCGGGAACTCACGGCGAATCAGCGTATCCGCACTGGCAATCTGGATCAGAGCTGTGGGGTTGTATGACGGATGATCACGCCAGACATAACTGATTTCTTCGCCAGGAAGGCCGTATTCCATGAACCGGGCTGCGGTCTGGTCCAGCAGAACCGTGTACGGAGCCACAAACATTACGCGCATTTCACGGCTGACAAACCCATCTGTGATCAGCGCTGCTATTGCTGTTTTACCGAATCCTACAGGGGCGTAGAGCATGAAGGAGTTATTCTGTTTCCAGGCGCTGCGCAGCATGTTTAACGCGACGACCTGTTTTTCGCGGGGCTGGATGTTAAGCATTAGCAGTCACCTCCCCGAAGGCCATAGCCACCAGCTCGGCGATGACAAACTTAGTGCGCTGACGCTGAACCGACAACGTAACGGTTTTGGTCCCGTCTTTGCGCTGGCGGCCTTTAAGAAAACCGCCGTGAATGTGTCGAATAAAATATTCAGAGTTAGCCAGGCGCGGAACACTGCGTACCCGTCCGAGGTTGCTGACTTCGTAGGCTTTGGAATACGGCTCAACCGGAACCGGGGCCCATTTTTCGTTAGCGTCTGAATAAATCATTTTGGCTCCTTTTTGGATGTCTAAACGTCTGAACTTCCAAGCGACGTTTTCAACCCCATACAGTGATCTATCTGTTAGATCGTTCTCTTCTGGTAAAGCTGTTCCAGCCCTTCGGGCTAAAACCCAACACCGCCCCCTTTCCCCCAACCCAGATTCAGAAAATCAAACCCTGGGTGGGAGCGACGTATATCCCCTAACCGCTGGGGTATACCTCGTGCAAAACTCTCGCAATCGGCGGTTTGCCGTCCGTCGCGCGGCGTTCTGCTGCCGGAATGACACCGGCTCTGCATCAAACGCTTCCTGGTACGCCTGCGCATACGCCATCGCGATTTTTTCCCGCATACCTGCCGGGAGTGTTGCCAACTGCTCTTTAATCCACGGGGCGTCCTCACGAGCAAAAACCGTGGGCATAGTCACGTGGAAATATTCGTCCTGGTACATTGGCCCTCCTGCTTACGTGGTGAGCCTCACAGAGTTACTTACCCTGAATTTGAAGGTACATTTGGAGTGTCGTCAGGGGAGCAGAAGACCATGAAAAGCAGCGCTAAATGCTCCTGCCACTTAGCCATGACCTGGTAACTGTTCGCTTCGATTTGAGCGCGTTCATCACGATCGATTACGCCGTCAGCGGTTGCCTTCCGAAGGTATTGAGAGTGTTTTCCTATCCATTCAACCGACTCCATCAGTCTTTGGTTGATATCCCCGTTATCGACATCTTCAACATCGGTAAGCGGTACGAAAACTCCACCAGAGGCTTTCGCAATAGCATTCGCGATATGGTGTGAACCACCAGCGCGCTGGAGAACCATTGCCCACCCAAACGGGAATACCTGATCGCCATCAGCACGCAGACGGTTGAACAACGAATTCTCAGTCACATCAAGCCATTCGGCTGCTTCTGCATATCCGCCAGGTAATTCCGCGATCGTCTTTTTGATTGCGGCCACCAGCCAGGCTGGCTGTTTCTCGACTTTCCAATCAGGTTGATTACCCACGGTTGACCTCGATTAGCTGTGGTTTAAAAAAACATCAGATTTGTTACTGTTTTGGATAGATGTCAGGCCGGAGTTCAGATTTTTTAATCTCACCAAGAGTGATGTTTTCTAATCTTGTAGCCAAAGAAAAACCGGCCTTTTTGTACCCATTGAACACTAAGCGTAAGTAACCAGGCGTTGAGCCAACGCTATTGGCAAGCTTGCACTGCTGCTCTTTAGTTAAAGAATCCCAATAATCTTTCATGGAATATGTACCTCCTGAGTACATACTACATGAAAACAATGAACCTGCAAGGTACTTGTACCGAAAAGGTACAGGATGTTTAATGAAAACATGAAAACAATTCAAGAAATCAGGCGCATAAACGCCAGAAAATTGAGAGACGGTGTTGGCGGAAATTCGTTTTTTGCCACGATGATTGATCGTGAGCCGACTCAAACCAGCCGATTTATGGGGGATGGAGCAACCAAAAATATTGGCGACGCAATGGCGCGCCATATTGAAAAGTGCTTTGATTTGCCACTAGGCTGGCTTGACCAAGAACATCAGACTACGAATGTGGCTAAAAGCAACGATGTTTCTGATGCTTATAGAGACATTACTTTAGTTCCAGTCATATCCTGGGTGCAGGCAGGAGCTTGGACGGAAGTTGGATATGCTGAGGTAGACTTGAATAGCGCAGAAACTTATCCCTGCCCAGTGCCTTGTGGCCCA